ATGGACTTTCATACGATGGTGGCAGAGATGGCGAACATACCCAGGAAGACGGCAAAGGTGGTCAATTTGGGGATGATGTACGGAATGGGGGTCAATAAACTGAGCGAGCAACTGGATATCCCGGTGGACGACGCAAAAGCAATCGTAAAGCAGTATCATGAGCGCGTACCGTTTGTTAAAGGATTGATGCAAGGGGTAACCAACCGTTTGAACGATCGTTCCTCTGGGGGCTCTGTACGGTCCATACTGGGACGTAAGTGCCGGTTTGACATGTGGGAGCCGGATACATTCGGTATGAATAAGGCTTTGCCTTATCAAGAAGCGGTGAACGAGTACGGCGCGACTACCCGATTGAAGCGTGCTTACACGTACAAAGCCCTTAATCGATTGATCCAAGCGTCCGCCGCAGACATGACCAAGAAAGCGATGGTGGACATTTACGAGTCAGGCAGACTGCCCTTGATTCAGATTCACGATGAAGTGGCAATGTCCGTGAAAGATAAAGATGAGGCAGAAATAATTTCTAAAATTATGACCGATGCAGTACCATTGGAAGTTCCAAATAAGTGTGACATCGAAATAGGACCTAGTTGGGGTGAGGCGGAATAGGAGCACGTATGCCAAGAGTTAAAAATTTTCATAAACCGAAAAGAAGTGCACAATTTAACACCGGGAAAGGAACAAAAGGCGCTTTTGGTCGAGGATTTAGTGGTTTCAAAGATGCCGCAATGTTTGGCGCAATATTTCCAGAAGCGGCGTTAGCAAATGCCGTTCTTAAAGGATTTACCGGAGAAGGATTAGAGGGGTTTGAAGATCCTCAAAGGAAGCGTAAAGGCGGCGTGGTGCGATGCGTAGACAAATCTGATAAGCCAATGAAAATTAAAAAGACAAAGAAAGTCGCCAAGCGTGGACAACGTGGCGTGGGCGCGGCGAAAAGAGGCTTTGGCCGAGCGGTAGTTTAAGTTACACTGTTACTGTCGGCATCGATTCTCCCCCGAATCGCCGACATCGGTGAAGTTTCCCCCTCTTTTGAGGGGGTTTTCTTGCAAGTTCCCATAATGTCGCGTATACTCCGGTTCAAGGAGGTGCGGATATGGATACGACTAAATGGAAATCAGTGAACGTGCCACGCGATGAATACGAAATACTGAAGACAACTGCGAAAAATGAGGGCCGAACATTGTCAGGCCAGCTAAGATTGATCTTTAAAGAGTGGCAAACTCAAAGAAAAGAACAACTTAAGACACAATTGCAATCTAGGGAGAGGGTAGGTTAGAATGAACCTCCTTATATATGTTTATGTTTGTGTGTGTACCCCTCGGCAGTCTGGTGCTTTGGCTCCGAGGGGTGACTTATGAGACCTTTACTTCCTTTCGTAAGCACGATTCCCCTGACTAACGAGCAACGCGAACGATTGTGGCGCGTTCGATTGAAGCGTTTTCGAAAAAAATTTAAACCTTATCTGATCAATGGAGGTTGTCCATGAGATACGCCCTGCTTTTGTTGTTTTTGTTCCCTGCGTGCACCCTGGCAGAAGAAAAGCCTTGTTTTCCGGTCGATCGGGTCCTGAAAGTCGTTGATGGTGACACCGCGGACGTTTCGTTACAGCTCGAGCCCTTTTCGATTTACTATAATATTCGAGTTCGAATGCTTGGCATTAACGCATGGGAGAGCCGCACCCGAGATAACGCTCAAAAAAAGCTGGGATTGGCCGCCAAAGCGCGGCTCACGGAGCTGATGTCCGGGCCAGTCATGGTGTGCACTAACGCGCAGGGCAAATTTGGGCGTTGGTTAGGCGTTTTCCTCGATGCGAACGGCAATTCGATCAATCAGCAAATGGTTGATGAAGGCCACGCGCACTATTACGACGGCGGCAAGCGCAAACAGTTCTAGTGGTCCACCTCTACATATTTGGAATATCGCATATCTTTTTATGGGCGTCTTATACTCATATGGACGCTTGTCTCGAGGCGCGAGCCCGCGTCCTGGAACACATTGGTGATGATGAATTTATAGCTGAATGTTTGGAGTTTGAAAAAAACCGTTGACATTGTCTTACATTATCGCATATGCTTCGGTTTCACACACACAACTGGAGCAAAGAATTATGACTGAGCAAACAAGAGACAAAGCGCGAGCAGATTTTGACGAAGACTTTTTAGAGTTGCTTTTGAATTTGGTTGAAAAGTATTCACACCGAGATCTTTCTGTCCCGGATTTTTTGTGGATGGCAATCGTCCGCCTGGCTTACATGACTAACGAGTCCGCGCCTAACGAGGAAGAGGCTGACAAATTATTTGCGACGGCGCTCGAAACTGGGCGTGACTGGTATCTGGAACAAAAGAAATCTGCCAATGCCTGATCATTTCAGAAACTTCAGCGAGGGTTACAACGAGTGGTTAGATCGGGCCGAGGTTCATGAAGAATACCTGCGCGGTCGTATGTCTGAAGCAAATTTTTTTCGGTGGAGAGAAAAAAAAGGTATTTCCGGCCCTTTAGATATAGCGCCTGTTTGGAATGGAAAGGGAGTTTTAAATATACCCACTGACCAGTTTAAGGTTTTTAATAATATTTGGAATCATAATTTGTTGATTGCTTCTTCTCTTCGAAAAGCATTTAAATTTCAAATGGATAGCAAAATTTGTGGTGATGTTCTTAAAAAAAATTGGGAAGAATTTCCCGTTTCTTTACCTTTTGATCGAGTGTTTTTAGATATCAAAAACGAACGGGCTCCTAACGAACAAGGCATCAAAGAAATTTTATTTTTTCTTAAAAAAGAAGAACCAATGCAAAAAAAAGAGATAGAAAACCTTATCAACGGTTTTGTTGATGAGTTTGAGGTGTTATCTCAAGACTACGTCAGAGACGAGTTGGAAAAAAAGGCCCCTTTTTGGTCTAAACCTTTTATCAAAATGAATGTCGCCATAAGGACGACATCTAAAGAAAGAAATCGAAAATTACTTTTTTATCCGATGTACGGAGTTATGCCTCAAGAACAAGAGGTATTGAGCTTAGATGATTTCAAATTAGAATGGCATCCGATTTCGCCTGAACTGACAGACATGGATGAATATCTTTCGGATTACCCGAAAAAAGAAGAAAATAATAAAATAGCATATCTTTTGAAAGGGATGTTATTTTGTTTTTTTAAAACGCTTTACCTCAAGCAACAAGGTCAAGCAATGCAAACTACCCACGGTTTTAAGAAACCGTCCGAGGTCACTGTACGGCCTCCAAAGAAACGCAAAAAACACCCGCTGTATGAATATCATTTGCTTGAGATTAAACCCCAGGTTGCTACACGATCGGAGCCAGGTATTGGTGATGAACCGAACGGCACTCGACAACGACGGCACATGGTCCGCGGGTTTTACAGAACGTACAAGCGGCCCATTAGAAGTGGTCCGAACGTAGGCAAAACAAGGGTCTTTGTTCAGTCTCATGCGAGAGGCGACGAAAGCCTTGGATATGTCAAAAAAGATTATGTGTTTGCGAACGATGAAAATGTGGTAGATTGATATAGCGGCAAATCTCCGGGGGCATTCGCGAGTGTCCCTTAAGAAGGGCGACGTGCGTGCCGCAATCACCACGATTCATGATGCGCGGATCCCGGCTCGCGACTAATTTATGAGCGAACGTTTTCTAATGTGTTTTTAGCCGCTTCAGAAAAAACTAAAACTGACATCGAGTGGGTGCGAGGCCCATGTTTCACATGGAACAACTTAAGAAGGAGAAAGCATGAAAGAATGCGTAGTGTGCGGGACTGTCGATCAAACTGCATTTGGGCATTGGTCCACGACCCATTGTAAGCCTTGCCATAATATTAAGGCCAAGGATGTTGAAAGTCGGCAGTATGCGTTTGCGATCAGGGCGCAGGAGCTGATGAAGGCGTTCTGGAGGCCGATTACACCGGAGCAGGAGGCGCGGATCACGGATCCTGGGGCTTGGTACAAAAAGACCTCTATGTATATAGCATCTCAAAAATAAAAAAAATATTTTTTGGTAAAATGGCCGTAACCGGTGTAACCGTGTAACTTTTGGAAAGAAAGCCTTTATATATAAGGGTTTCAAAGAAACATAAACTAAACAAAATAAATGTAACGTAACCAAAGTTTATGTAACCAAAAATTCAAAAGTGCGTTAAGGGGGTCTGAAAAATTTTTTTTAAAAAAATAATTCTGGACATATATAAATAAGAACGTTATTTTTCAGCAAACTATCGATGATTAACGGTCTTATGCCAAAGTCAATTACGAAGAAAGAAACTCGAGGACGCCCCAAACTCAATTCAGAAACGCCTTTGACCCGGAAGCAGGAGTTATTTGTGAAAGAGCTTGTGTCGAAGGATGGTCAAATCACTATGAGGGAGGCGGCTATCAATGCCGGTTTTGCCCCTCGATCAGCTCATACTCGCGCATACGAAATGACCAACCCAAACATTTATCCAAATATTTGCCGTCAAATTAGGGAATATCGTAATGAACTGGACGCTAAATACGGTGTTGATTACAAACGGCATCTTAGAGATATGCAACGTATTAGGGACGGAGCAATTGAAGCGGGTGCCTGGAGTGCCGCCGTCCAAGCCGAATACCGTCGAGGTCAGGCCGAAGGCAATATTTACGTTAACAAGTCTGAAGTAAGACATGGCTCAATCGATAGTATGAGCAAGGAAGAAGTCGAAAGAGCACTGAAAGATATCAAGGAGCAATATGCGCCGATCACGTTTGACGGAAGCGATGCCCAAAGACAGAACAATACCTCGAACCGCACAAAAGCGCGAGGCAGGATTCTGGAAGCAGTTCCGGACAGCACTGACCAACAAAGCGAAAGAGAAAACGCTTAACTGGACGAGACTAGAAACATGGGCAATGCCCGGGGTTCCGGACGTCGTTTTGCAAGACGACAAGGGCCGCTTTCATTTTGTTGAGTTGAAAGCAACTGGGTCAAACGCCGTCGATTTACGTCCCCATCAAGTTAGTTGGCTTACTAAACATGGGCATGGCAGTGTTTGGATACTCGTTAAACAACAAACCTCAAAAATGCCAAAAGCAAAACTTTATTTGTTCGGAGGCACCGACGCCGTTAATCTCAAAATGGAGGGGCTCACCTCGGTAGAATCCTATGCTGAACAAGAAAGTCCTTTCGATTGGGAAGAAATACTTCACTTGATTCTGTTGTAAAAATCGCTTACACTCTCCTAAACGCGCACAAAAGGAGATTAATTTGAAATTAGACCTTGATGAATATCTCAAAGATCAAAATGAACTTGCGGGATTTGAGCAAAAGTATCACAACTATATAAAAAAAGACCCCGGATTTATGGATGAGGCGATAGATCGTCTTACAAAAAGTTACGCCGAAGTCTTGCAACGGTTTGAGTCTGAAAAGCAGTCTGACGTCGAGGCAAGAACGAGAGCTGTAATGCGTGACACCTTTGGCGACGTTTACGGCGGCTTGGAAAAACTCGTCATTCAGAATCATAAAAGAAAAGGGGGTAAATGATGTTTTGGTTTTTAGAATGGCTGATTAAGTTCTTATATGGCGAAGACACTGCCGACGAACTCAACCGGAGAAATAATCCTAGACGGCGCCGACGTCGATAAAATAAGGGAGCCCAGGTGGCTCCTTTTTTTTGTTGCAATGGTTGCGATTATCGCTTATGCTCTCTTCGAACACACACAAACGAGGTCAACAATGACAACAGAAATCAAGAAAGACGACGGCTATTTGATTGCAAAGATTGCAAATCATAACACCCCGGAAAGCTATGAAGCTTTTCAGGAAGAATCAAGGAATTGGATTTTCGGTCAGGCTAAAGAGGACCGATATAGTTGCGTTCATATTATGAATATGACTTGGAATTATCTTCGTGAAGCCACCCGCCAGAAACCAAAGGCGGAATTGGCGAAAGAGATAGCTTTTGAAATTCTTTGCAATGAATGGGCCGACGGCTATATTTTGGATATGAAGAGCATCTATGAAGAAAAAGAAGATCCAAAAAACCCCTATGCGGGTCTTAATGAAGAGGCTCAATTTAGATTAGATGAATTGCAAGACATCATTTTGTTAGTTTTAAAGGGGGGTGAAAAATGACCATTGAAGAAGCCGCAAAAGAATTTGTCGAAAAACATAAGCCAGATAGCATTGACGTTGACTACATTGAACGTGAATTCGGGAGCGTCAAAAATTATCTTGAGCAGAAAGGTCAGTACGACACTGACTTAGCCAGCGCAAACACTTACATTGAAATTAATGGTTTTGATTCCAAATCTGGAAACCCCGAAATTATCGATTGGTATCAAACTGAATGGCAAGTGACCTACTACGATTTACCAGAATCAGACAGAAAAGATATAAGAGATTTTAACCTTAGAGAATCGTTCGACAATAATTTCGATGAGGTCATCTCTCACATCAAGCAACTGCGTTTGGATAAAAAAACAGGCATCCATTTGACTAGATGGGAGAACGGAAATCCTGTTGAAGAGGAGGATTGGAAGTTTTACATTGATAGTTGACACTCTTGTCTTTATCGCTTACATTTCAAATTCACACACAAAACGAGGTCAATCATGACAGAAGCAATAGATATGAAGATCGAGACAAAACTCAAACGGAAGCAGGTGATTTTTTCTTTTATCGACAACTGGACCAGAGTTATTCATCACGTTGAGAGATGGCTTGACGTGGGTTTAGTTGTGGAACCCCAAAGGATCCGATTGAGAGCGTTAGAGGATGACGCCCTTAACGTGTTTGACGAAATTATTTCAGATGAGCACGTTATTAAAAAATTGAAACTTCAACCTTACCGGGAGATTTTTGATGGGCCTGACCCCTTTACTAAAGAGGATGTCGATTGTTCTTTTCTCTCGGTTTACGCCGCTCATGATGGGCGTGTAAAAATTGTTTCATTGGTGCCAGGAGGTGAAAAATGACAGTAGACGTTAAATCTTTAGTTCAAAATGCACTTAATCTTGATCATGCTGTAAAGGCAATCAATCAAGCACTCGAAATGAACTCAACGTTAGAGGACGCCGTTAACGATAGCTTAAAAGATTTATTAGCCGAAACCATGGAAGAGTGCATATCTCAAAAAGTTGAAGAAGAAGTTGAGGACCACGTTCAAAACTTCGATTATTGGACATTCACTAACGAAAAACTCGACGAATTTATTGAGACTTAAATAAATTTTTTTAAACTGGGCGCCTTCGAGGCGCCTTTTTTATGCTTGGAATACTTGTTTTTCTCGCGTACAATTAGCCCACACACACAAAACGAGAGACGCAAAAATGCCAAGAGAATCTCAAACAATCGAATCCTACAATCTAAAAAAAGTTAAGCAAAAACAATTTAAGGGCGTCGTTTTATATGACGGACGTTCGAAACTGGACCGGTCTAAAAATGTCATAGTGATAGCGACGTTTTCAAGCCTTAACAGAAAAACCGGAGATATGATTCAAACTTGGATACTGGTGAAAGACCATACACCGGTCGAAGCTTCTAAAATTGGCGCGGATAAAATAATTTGTGGAAATTGTCCTCATCGCGTTTTTAACAATGGCGCGTGCTACGTAAATTTAGGCCAAGCGCCTCAGCAAGTTTATAGATCTTGGAAGCGCGGGATTTATCCGGCGTTCAAAAAATCCGAGCATGAACATCTATTTCAAGGTCGTCAGCTCAGACTCGGCGCTTACGGTGATCCCGCTAGCGTGCCCTTTCGAGTCTGGAAAACGCCGTTATCTCTCGCAGTCGGTCATACTGGATACACTCACCAAATCAATCATAAAAATTTTGATAAGCGTTATCTTTCGATTTGCCAGGTATCCGCTGATACCCCGAAACAAGCGATAGACTATCAAGAGATGGGCGCGAAAACTTTCCGGGTGGCGTTGCCAAAGGACAAACTACTTAAGGGCGAAAAAGTTTGTTTGTCTGAGACTAAGGGCACGCAGTGCGCCCGCTGTATGCTTTGCAATGGAACCCGCCAGAATATTGTCATCGCCGTCCATGGTTCCAGACAGAAAAGATTCAAATCTAATTTGATTCCAACGAGGCCCGCATAATGACCGATATTAATCTTGACCACCGTCCGACTTGGGAGCTGAAGCAAAAACTTCTAACTGATGAGATGCGGGGGTGGTTCCCCCGCCGAAACCCCAAGGGTCTTAGATAACCAAAAAAGGAGAAACAAAATCAACTCACAAACAAGGCTTAGAAAAGAACTACCAAATAAACTGGCAAATTTATCTAGAAAGATTGCTTTTAGAGATAAAGTTTCAACTAACTCAATTTTAAATCCAATGCTGAAAAGACAAGGTTTTGAGAACGAGACTTGGAGTATTACTGTCGGATTTGACGAGGATTTAGACAAAGTACCTTCCAAACAAATTATGGAAGATTTTGGTTTATTAGACTGAAGAGAATTTAAATCGGCTTATAAATACAAGGGGGGCAACCCCCTTTTGTCCGGGCCTTAAGTTTGCACCCTTGGCTAAACACCCCGGAAGAAAATGCACGTTTAGAACGGGCTAAAAAATTGTTTTAATCAAGACAAAAAACTTGATAAACTCTTATATCCACACACAAAAGGAGCGCCAAAAAATGGCAAAACTTCGAAAGTACAGCAACACCGGCGGACGTAAAGGACGCCAAGAACGAGCCCGCGAACGTGATAATCGGCGTGAGCGTAAAGCAATCCGCGAACTTAAGAGGGCCTCATAAATGAAAATTAAGGACCTCATGTATAAAAGTTACTCTAATCTTAAACCACAAGAGAAAGAATTTTATACGCTTAGTTCCGAAAAATACGACCTAAATACTTGTGACGAGTGTCAAATGATAGATGCCTCTAACGAGTTATTTTGGGATAGCGATTACAACTTAAACGGCAAAAGTGCGTTATGCGAATTTTGCTATAAAAAACTTTTGGAGGTTGCTAAATGAAAGAATGCGAACTCAAAACCGGTTACGGTTGCACCTATTTTATACACCCGAAAAAAACCGACGACGGCGTCGTCTACTGGGAGAACGGCAACGACGGATACCCACTAGTCGACGGCAGAGTCTGCGACGCGTGCAACGTTGAAGTTTTAAAGGCGCGTATTAGCCAGTTAAATAGGAGTGCAGCCGAATGAAAAACTTACCTTATCAAGCGTATGCAAATCTCCTAAACAACCTCTATGGCATTCCGGAAAGCCGGGGCGTTGCGATTGATCGCGCCCTCGACCGGTTGCACGATGCACTTTGTCATTGTGACAAAAAAAACCGGAAAGCCCTCGAGGAAATTCTTGGCCCGCGAATAATCCTCGAAGTCGAGCTTTGGGCCAAAACTAAATTCGGGCTTGAAGATGAATTGCTTGACCCAGAGACCCGGGAAAACTTTCTCAATGATGCAGGTTATGCGGTCTGTCCTTACCAAACTGCCGGAGATATACACGCCGGGACGCGCCACTGGGAGGTGTTGGGTAAGATCAAAGATTGCCCGGAATACTTAACCGAGGACGATCTCCAACTACTCGACGATCCGAACCGGTAATCCCTACCGATCCTTTAGAGCGCCCGCCCTGGGCGCTTTTTTTTGTTTCTCGTTTAACTGAGTTAATCAGGCCGGCCCAAGGCCCGCGCCCCAATCCCAAAACCTACCGGCCCCCGGCCCCAGATCCGCGGCCCGCACCGGTTCGAACCGTGCACCCTGGACAACTGGCCCGAGATCCTCGGACCTCGAGGAGCTGCCCAGTCTCAAAGATCCGCGGCCCTTGAGCAAATGGAAGTGATCCGGGAAGAACTACCACGGTTTAGTCGGACATTAATTTTGACGTCCGCCGGGACAAATGGACGTGAAAATTGACTTCCGGGCCCCGGTCCAGAAGCGCGCACCGTGGACCGCGGCGCCCCAATAACGCGCAGGGGCCCCGGCATATCGGGTCAAAATCGCCCGCCCCCGGACCGCGAGCCGCGCGGAAAATCAAAAGCATAGGGACTTGCGGGGCAAGGGTGTAGTAGTAAGTTTTTCGCAAATATTTCCCAGTATTTTGCTACGGTGTTCACTCTCGTATAAATATGCTTAAATTCGCGTATATTCTTGTAGGGTCCCCGGGATGAATCGGCAGTCTTTAGAGGAAAAAGAACTAAAATTAAAGCTTCGTTTAGCGCAATTGGAGCGCAATGAGGCGTGTCAAAATAATTTTTTACAATTTGTCCGTAGGCTCTGGCCCGAGTTCATTACAGGACGACATCACGAAATAATCGCCGAGAAGCTTGAACGGGTAGCCAAGGGCGAACTCAAACGTTTGATTATCAACATGGCACCGCGACACACGAAATCAGAGTTTGCGTCCTTTCTGTTTCCTGCTTGGATGATGGGCCGTAAACCAAACATGAAGATTATCCAGGCAACGCACACGACAGAACTCGCCGTGAACTTCGGTCGAAAGACCAAGAACATGATTGACAGTGATGAGTACAAAGAAATTTTTCCCGAGGTCAAACTTGCGGCTGACAGTAAAGCATCCGGTCGTTGGGATACCAGCGCGGGCGGTATGTATTATGCCGTGGGCGTCGGATCAAACCTCGCGGGACGTGGTGGTGACCTTGTGATTATCGATGACCCGCACTCAGAGCAAACAGCAATGTCCAATAATGGCTTTGACGATGCATGGGAATGGTACACCGGGGGCCCCCGACAGCGTCTTCAGCCGGGTGGTTCGATCGTGCTAGTTCAGACACGCTGGTCTGAAAAAGACATGACCGGTCAGTTAATCCGTGCGATGGCTAAAGATCCGTTAGCCGATCAGTGGGAAATTGTGGAGTTACCGGCCATTTTTGATGATGGCACGCCCTGCTGGCCGGAGTTCTGGAGTCTTGAAGATCTCACCGCGGTCCGCGCATCCATACCGCCGAGCAAGTGGAACGCGCAGTATCAGCAGAATCCGACGGGCGAAGAGAATGCAATCATACCCCGTGAGTGGTGGAACAAGTGGGAGCAGGACAAGGTGCCTCAGTTGCAGTATGTGATCCAGTCTTATGATACAGCTTTCTCGAAACGCGAGACAGCAGACTATTCTGCGATTACTACCTGGGGTGTGTTTTATCCGGTTGAGGGTGAAGGGCCGAATTTGATCCT